TAAACTTAATAAACTAAGAAATGCTTAGTTGGAGAAGGCGAGGCCACCCATACCGGATTGGACACGGAGAACGTTGTAGTTGACCGCGAACATGTCGAGGTTCTTGTTGTCCACACCGACATTGTTACAGGCAACGGCGACTTGCGCGTTGTCAATTCTGGAGAAGTTGCAAGTACCAGTTGGTTGGTGTTCTTCTGGCTTAAGCGCAAACGAGTACGAGTAAACGCCCGCGTATGGGTTACCAGAGTGGTGTTGGTATGGTTGCACTTGGTTAAAGTATCTACCGGATTGTTCCTTGAATCTGTCTTGACCGTTGAGAACCAATTTAAAGGTATTCAAGTTACCGAGGGCTTGTTCAGAGAACACCTTAGATGTAGACGACAAGACATCCAAGGCTGGGCAACCCAATTGGTTCGCGGAGATATAAGTGTTCGACTGTGCGTTTGGCACAGTAACGAAATCAACAGACGCTTGTGTGCACGCACTGGTCAAATCGTACATACCTTGGGCATCATCAGACGCCGCGTCCGCAACGCACCACACCAATTCCTTGACTGGGTGGTTGTAGGACAATCTGACTTGCTTGGTCGTGTTCTTGGTAACCGTATCGGTACCAGTGTGTTGGACTTGTTCGATCAAGTATTCGTGACCCTTTTGCGCGAATCGTCTGCGCTCTTCAGTGTCGAGGTAGATGTAGTTAGCCCAGACCTTGAACGTGGACGTGGACAAGTACTTGTCGAAGGTGGACGACAAGTCAAAGTCAATTCTGACTTCGTGGTATTGCAAGGCAATCAATGGCAAGGCCAATCCTGGGTTTCTGTTGAAGAAGAAGATGAGTGGCAAGTAAACGGTACCCGCTTCAGTGACAGTCGAGGACGTCATCTTACCCCAAGTGGTTCTCTTGGCTTCATCCAAGTACAATTCAGAGTACAATCTCCACCATCTTTGGTAGTGTTTGTCGATTCTTTGACCACCGATGGACAATTCAGCAGACTTGATCGCACGTTCCGCGACCCAGCCAGCAAACGCGGTACCCGTGGCGGCACCATCGGACGAAACGGAACTGAGCTTCGCAGCAGTGTTCGTTAATTCAACGTACATGTCGCCGACCAAATCACCGTTTCTGGCGACCGTGACGGAAACGCGACCCGAGTTCGCGGCTGTACCGTTAACAGTTTGTTCGATGTTTTCCATCGCGAAGTTAGTGTGGCGTTTGTAAACCGCCTGGAAGAAAGTGACTTTTGGGTTACCAGTCAAGTAGACATCTTGGGCGCCGTAGGCGACGAGTTGCATGAGACCACCGGCCATATTTGTTTGTTTTGTACTATAGCATGAGATTTTTTTTTCAGATGATTTCGCGAAAAAACACGGTTTGATTTTTCCTGGTACATGTTAAATGTCTACTGGATCTGTACCAGAACTCGAAAGTGTCGACGGAAAAAGCGTCGACGAAACTATTGAAATTGGTTCCGAATCTGGTTCAAGTATTGAAGATGACCTATCTACAACAGGTGGTGAACTTCCATTAGTGGATGAATTGGAAGATGGTATTTATAGTGATACTGATATCGAACTCGACGAAGATTTCGAGACCGATAGTATTGATAGATTAGGAAACCTTTTAAGTTCAGTTCTTGTAAACGAAGAAGGTGAAACTGTGTGTTCAGCCTTAATAAATATTTCGAGACAACTCGAAGTTCAGAACAAGATAATGATAAAAATGTTAGCTCAACTCCAAAAAAGAATTTAAAAAATTAGTGTTTAATATTTATAATACTATGGATACAATAAATACCATATACATTACTCCGGACGACGACCAAAAAGAGGAAGCTTATTATCAGGATTTAAGAAACCGTATTTCTGATCTTCGTCCAGAGCAATTATTAAAATTAATTCTATCGGAGGAGAAAAGGTATGGCCTGGTTAAAGATGATCGTAAACCAGACCTTCACTGTTCACCCCCCATTAAACTCGCGTATAAAATATTTTTTAAAACCGATGAATTAGACCCAGAAACGAATGAACCTACATTTGTAGATATTCAACAAAAATCGAGTGTATTTAGACATAATTTAGAAAATATTGCTACGTACTTCAATCGTGCAAAAGCATTAAGTTTATTTGAATCCGATATAGGAGATATGGATGATGATAGCGATTTGGCTCTATATACAAGGTTAGACCGTTTAATGAAACATGTTAGTGATGTTTGGGCCATTCTTCTCTCTACAACGAGAATATACGAACGTATAAATTTTCCGACGCAAGTTGCCATCGAAGTTTCTACAAACCCTTCAGTACTCAACCCTTCACTCCCTCCTCCTACATTGGATGATTATAACTCTCACCAAACGGCGTTTCATATACTCGTAGATTATTGTGAAAAGAATGATATAAAACGATACAAGGGTTATACGTGTAAGCAAATTATAACGGCAGAAAAACATAGAACGCGTGCTTGGAAACAGTCTGAAGAAATTAAAGATTTTGTTTATCGAATTGCTGATAAAAACACGTGGCATGAACTATGGTGTTTACTAACATCGTCTAACGGAACCAGTGGATTTACCCAAGTTATCAAGCAACTATCCGAAGCTTACGATATGCAATTTCCAGAGATCAAAAAGAATAGGCGTGTTTGGTCGTTTAAAAATGGTCTATTTATTGGCGACAGGTATAACGACCAAACTGGTTTATATCAGACCGAATTTTACAGATACGATTCGAAAAATTATAAAAGTCTCGATCCAACAATTGTAAGCTGTAAATATTTCCCTATTGATTTTGTAGATCACAGTCATATCGAAAATTGGGAAGATATACCAACTCCTCATTTTAATAGTATTCTTAAATACCAAGACCTAGAAGATGAAGTTTGTAAATGGATGTATATCCTCGGTGGTCGTTTATTTTATGAAGTTGGTGAGATGGACAAGTGGCAAGTCATACCGTTTATAAAGGGTATCGCACGTTCCGGTAAATCGACTATCATTACCAAAGTATTTTCTAAATTTTACGAAGCGAGTGATGTAAAAACAGTGTCAAATAACATAGAAAAACAGTTTGGATTAGGTCCAATTTCAGAAGGTTTGATGTTTGTCGCACCGGAAATAAAAGGTGATTTCAGACTCGAACAAGCAGAATTTCAAAGTATAGTTTCTGGTGATAGTATGAACATAGCTATAAAAGGTAAACCTGCTAAACCTCTCGATGCATGGATCGTACCTGGATTTTTAGGAGGTAACGAAACACCAGGATTTAACGATAAACAGGGTAGTGTTGTTCGTCGTTTGATTACATTCGATTTTAGAAAACAGGTTACTGACGCGGATTCAGATCCGACATTGGACGATAAACTCGAAAAAGAATTACCAATTATTATGGAAAAATGCGCACGTGGGTATTTGGAATACGCACAAAAATATAAAAATAAAGATATTTGGAGTATTTTCAATACTCAATATTTCTTCAAAGTAAGAGAACAAATTGCTTCATCGACGAATCCTTTGGAGAGATATTTACAAGCTGGATATTATAAAGATTGTCAATTTAGAACGGGTAGTGACCTAAAATTTCCATTGGATGTGTTTGAAGACTTATTCTATAGTTATTGTACCGATAAAAAAATACACAGACCAAGATTCGATGAAGACTTTTACAATACATCTTTTAGTACGCGTAAGTATAAAGTTCGTACAGAAGAAAATGATTATTTGGTAATCACTAATCCTGAAAAATTACACGAACCAACGAATTTTAAAGGTAAAAAAGTTATATACGGATTTACCATGGATGTAAAAGAAAATACAAGGGGTTACGATGTAACACTTTTGTGAAATAATGAATAAAATCTCATGATAGTGTAAGTATGGATCCTCGTCAATTCATAAAAAATTCAAATGTTCAGGTTGAACGTCCAGATACTGCGCCTAGTATTGGCCAAGGTGTATCGTCACCTATATTTAATGAATTAAGAGTGGGTAAATTTAGACCAGGTATATATAACGGTGTAGTAAATAAATTATTTACTACAGACGATAAACGTCTCGATATCAAATATATACTAAAACAAAGACCGAAAGGGCATGCGCCTATATCAAACGGTATAACTGTAGATGTTAACGAAATAAAAGGTATATATGGAAGATTTCAAACCGGTGCTATACACACAAAAGATTTTGGTTTAAAAGGTGATTTAAATAAAAATTTCTCTTCCGCGCAATTTACCGGGTACATTATGGATGGTGTTGAAAAAAAGAATTTTAGTTTTAACGTATACACTAATGGTAAAATTCGTCTATCGGGTGGATTTCTAGGTTCCAAAAATCTTAAAAAACAACCAACGGCTTTACAAAAATATATAGTAGATACGTATACAGAAAAACAGAAATTTTTATACAACGATATATTTTATAATAATATTGGAGGTCAATTTTTAACAAATACAAATTTTCAATTATCTAAAATGACACAAGAATTCCGTCAAATGCGTTCATGGGGAGTTTCGTTTCTTGAATATGAACCCGAAATTTCTCCATTTCTTTATTTAAAATATAAAGAACACGCGTTTATTCTTACTACAAAATCAGGTAAGGTAGGTTCGGGTATTGTTCAATTACAAGGTGAATCTAACCCCGATGATCTTGAACGTGCTTATTCCGTTGGTATAGAACTTGTCAAAAAATTACATAGTAATGGTTATACGTCCGGTTTAATTAATAAAAACGTTAACGCGGATAAAAAATTGATTCAAAAACTTAAAACAAAAGCTTCGACGTGTCCTAAAAATAGAAGAGCACCTTGTAGAGACGGATTCGTAATTAAAAAAAATCCACAAGGATACGATTGTTGTTATAAAAAACCAAAAAAAACACCTGTTAAAAAAGTTACAAAACAAAAAGAAAAAAATACAAAAATTACTTACGATAAAGATGGTACTATGAAAATAGGAGGACGTAAATGCGAAAAACTTACTAAACCAGTGTTATTACAAGTTGCTAAAAAATTAGGAGTTGGTGTTAGAAATAAAAATTCGAAAAATAGTATATGTAAAGCTCTCGATAAAATAGAAAAGGGTAATTCTACGTATAAAATAAAGGGTAATTTATGTCGCGAAATGAAAAAAGAACAATTAGTAGCACTCGCTATATCCAATGGTATATCCGTAAATGATACGGATACCGTAAAAAGTTTATGTGAAAAACTAGAAAATAAACCTAAAACACCTAATTCGCCCAATGCACTTGCTAATGAACTGGAAAAGGTCTTACGAAATGCTAAGAAAAAGGAAAATAGAAAACCTACTAATATAAAACGTAAACTTAATGTAAACGGTATTAAAAACGATCTCGTTAAACTTTATGGAAAGGCATGGATGACAAAATACGGAAACGTAATGAATATTAATAAAGATGTTCGCGATGTTAAAAAGAAACTTACTCAACTCGAAAAGAACAAAAAATTTGTAACCAGTGATGGTGTATTGAAAAAAATGGTCGCGAATGATACTAAAAGAGCCATGATAAAGAATTGGAAACTTAATAAACAACAGGATTTGAAAAAGTTATTAATAGAAAAAGAAGCTAATAAAATATACGGTAAATTTGGAAAAAATGTAGTAAACAAAGTCGTTAATTTCACGATGTCTTTACAAAAAACACCTCCCCTTAATGGTTCTCGAGTTAGGAAATATATTCAAACATTAAGAGAATTACAAAATCAACCACCTTTACCATTAAACAAAAAAAGAGTCGTACCACCAAAACCAGTAGTAAAAAAGAAGGTTATAAAAAGAGCCCCAATTAAGAAAAAAATACCACAAGCACAAAAAAATAAAGTCGTAAGAAATTTTAATTCTAACTCGAACTCGAACTCGAACTCGAACTCGAACTCGAACTCGAACTCTAAATCTAAATCTAAATCAAATAATAAAAAGTTAAACGAATTATACGCTAATTTTGAAAAATTTACATTAAAGAATAAACGCAAATAGTAATTAGAAAATGGAAAATCCTCGTATTTTATTATCAAATCGTATTAAAAACAATAATATACGTACAGATGATAATAAAAGATGGAATAATCATTTATTATCGTCCATTATAGAATCAATACATTATACTATAATGGATTATATCAATATTTATAGAAATGACACGGATTATGATTCGAAAATAATGTCCAATTTAGAAAAAGAATATTATTTATGCGAAGAATTTGTGAACACAGAGTATCCGGAACAATTTATTGAAATAAATAGAGAATTTCACGAAACGGGGTTAATATTATATATTTATGATAATTTTCAACGAATAGAATCTACTAAGCATAGAAGAATAATGTTTTACTTTATGAACATCTTATTTTTCGGTTTATAAGTTTTTCTGGTTCAGATATTTGTTTAAGATGTTTCGCATGATATGAAAAATCATACCCAAGGAAATGATTTTTTATTTGATCCGAAATTGCAAAAGCGTCTAATTTTTTAGAAACTTGAGAACATACCGATCTTACCTCAAATTCTAATAGTTTATCTTCTTTCATCAAAAAGTATTTTAACGACTCGTCCATTATACCATTTTCTTTCATTTTTTCGAACATTTTATTCGATTCACCATCCGATACATAAAAGTATTTTGGAGAATATCCTAACACGTGTATATGTTCGGGGGTATTAGGATCGTAAAATAACATGCTAATCGCGCATATCAATAACACCCAGATTATCATTATTTATTAGTATCCAACATATTAAAAATGTCCTTAATTTTATGACAAATATTAAATAAAGTATCGATATCGGTAAGTTTTTTAGGATCGATAATTTCGAGTTCGAGTTGATATATAGTTGATACTTCAGAATCCTTATCCGAACTCTCACCGGCAGTTACTGTCCTATCTATGGATAAATTTTTCCTGATATAAGAACATCTTTCCTTTTTTATGTTTCTATGCCATTCATTATTATCATAATCTTCATCTTCTTCGGCAATAGGCGTTTCTCTAGAAACACTGAAACGAATATCGAAAGGTGAATTATGTAAATTCTTAAAATCGATATTTTCAACACGTTCCTTTTTGATAAGAGTTTCATCACCAGTAACAGTGTCCACGGTCAATCTAATGTTTTTATCGTCTCGTGTCCATACATCGTATTTGTTTTCTTCTATCTTTTCCCACCCAGAATAATGAGAAAACCCTTTTAAAATACTAATGTATGTTTTATCACCGATATTAGTATCAAAAAATGTTCCATTGAATCTTCCCAACCGAAATTCCATTTCAATGTTTTCTTCATCTTTATACTTATCTACGATAGGTTTTAGAGTGTCGCATAACTTGTGTACGTCCATTTTGTTTACATTTTTATAAACGCGTCTTCTTCTTAAGCCTTTTTTATCACCTTTTTTTATATGCATGGTTTCAATAATTTAGGAAATACCTGTTATTTTAACTCAGCTATACAGGTTTTATTACGTATACGAGAAATATCATCTCATATATTAAATAATACTTACAAAGGTGAATGTACTTTTACAAAATCTTACGAAAAACTTGTTGGTATATATTTTTCGACACAAGACACTAAAGTTTTCAATTTAGGACCTGTTTTAATAGAATTTGTAAAGTTATTTCCGAGATTCAAAATTGGTATGCCTCATGATACACAGGATGCTATATTTTGTTTAATAGACACTCTAGAAAGAAGTTATCCTCATATAAAAGATCTTGTTTATGGAGAAACTAAACAAATAACTATATCACCGGTTAGTAAAAATGTATCAAAAATACCATTTTGTGTTTATATTTTAAACGTGAAACAAGGTGTTAAAAATATAAATACAATGTTAAATGAAAGTAGTAAATGGAATGTTATAGAAGATTACGTAGATGATAACGGTAAAAAACATCACGTTGCTACAACAAGGAATATATTTTCAAAATATCCTCAAATATTTATTGTATCATTTGATAAAAAAAGTTACGTACAAATTGACGAGGAATTACAATTGGACAATAATATATACGAGTTACAATCTACTATAATTCATAAAGGTATTCAATACGGTGGTCATTACATGTCTACTTTAAAAATAAATAACGAATGGTTAATCCAAGACGATGATAATTTAGGTAAACTCAATCAATTTCCTAGAGAAGATAATCATTTCGTCCTGGTCTACAATCTAAAAACTCCTTCATGTTAATATCCTCCTTGATATTTACAATCGTTCTATAAAACGTTCTTCTACTATTTGGAAACGTTTTATCAGTTCTTTTTTTTATTGGTTTCCACCATAATGGTCCTTTCTCCCATGTTACATACATACATTCAACAATGTCACCATGTTTCAACCATTTATAATCTTTTGTTCTATCTATCGGTATAGAAGATTCAAATATGTGTTTACCTCTATCTTGAATGTATAATTTATATACAATAGGACCTGGTACACACCCAGGTGTTTCTACAGTTGGTTCCTTTTTAACAAGAAAATCAATTGTATTTTTATTTCTCGGCTTCCATTTAAACATCGTTTCATGTGTACCAATACGGATAGGTTCATTTACGGGTGTAAATATAAGACCATCCATTTCTTGTTTTATTTTCGGGAGGTAATTATCCATAAACTCCTTAAAATCATCGTGTAAATGAAATTTTTTTACTTTTAATGTGATAGGATCCGTATTTAAAATTAATGACTTTTTAACAACTTTTTCAGAATGTTGTAAACGGTCCAATAAATTCTGATTACCGACAACTTCTCCACAACTCATCAAACAATCATATATCATGAATGTATTTTCATATAATTCACCTTCGAGTATAGTACCCTTAAATACAGCCATTCTGAAATTTAATGGTACGGTAAACATTTCGAGCGCTCTGTTTATAAATACACATAATCTCTGATTTCCGAATTGTAATGTTATCATCATGTATCTCGTACCATCGGTTTTTTCACAAACAACGTAATCGTTATTCGACAAAATTCCAAAATGTTTTCTTTCTATAGAAATTGGTTGACATCCAGGAAATATACCTTTACCTTTTGTACCCCATGATTCTTCCATAAATTGTATCGTATATTTGTAAAGAGGATCATCCTTCTTTACAAACACGCGGTTCATTCTGTTCTATATTTTTAATTTAATCTTTAATTACTTTTAACACCCGCGGCGTTTAGAATATTACTTATACATTCATGATTATATGTCATGACTAACTTAGCTTTTGGATACGCGATAATTTTGACACCGGATTCCTTAAATTTATTAAACATTATTTCCATTCTTGGAAATATTTTATACGAATTACTTTTTTTATCTTTTATATGTTTTGCAACATTTTTAGACATAAGTAACCAACATCTAGAACTGGATTGTTTTACGTTATAGTAATCACTGTTGACTTTGTTTGTAACTTCCGTATCGAAATGTAAACCAAGTTGTTCAGTAGGTTCTTTACATCCATCTTTCACTTTAGCCTTAAACATTCCCCAATCTATACCTTCTACAACACCGGGGAATACTAAACATCCAACACCCTCGTGTTTATCAAAACATTTT